GAACGCCCAACGATTGAGCGACCGGAGCGCCCAGAGCGACCGGAAAGACCAGCCCGCCCGGAGCGTCCGGCTAGACCGGAAAGACCGGAGCGACCAACAAGATAATTATTGAACGGGGCGGGTACACCCCGCCCCAACAGTAAAATGAACTGGAAAGCACTACAATATAATAAATGCCCAAAATGCAATAGCGACCTAGACTTTGAAGGCGACACTATTTTTTGCCAATGTGGCTTCAAAATAGGGGAAATTTCCATGCGCCGTATTGTTGAAGATGAGGTGAAAAAACCTTTTGAATACGACAAAAGCCCGGCACGCGTCCTTTGTGATGTTTGCGGAAGGGAGTTTGACGGTCAAGCATGGATGTTAAACAGCAAAAAAAAGGTCAAATGCCGCGATTGCTTCCGGGACACTAAAGCATACCTATGAAAACATTATTACACATACCCAGCGCAGTTGGTTTTTGCAAAAACTGCTACCGACTGAAAAGACATGGCAGCGCCTATTGCGGCGAGTGCCAAGATGAGCCACCACGCATGCCAATTTATCAAGACGAGCGGCACAAATTCCCGCTTTTCAAGCAGGCACAAAAGAAATTCAAAGTAACGCTAGGCACGATATTTACGTACGATGATACCATTTACACAGGAAATGATTTGCCGTTTCACTTGATTGCCCATGAGATAACCCACGTTTTCCAACAACAAAAAATTGGGGCTGATGAGTGGTGGAAGAAATACTTTGCGGACAAAAAGTTTAGATTGAAACAGGAACTTGAAGCCTACCACAACCAATACGAGTGCCAAAAAAGGCTAGATGTTGCCAAGGCTGATATTTTGCTAAATAGTTTGGCGCAGGATTTGAGCAGCGAACTGTACGGCGAAATTATAGACTTTTACGAGGCAAAAGAGCAGATAGCAAGAGGCACAAACTAGGTTTTCAACATTTCATCAACAGGTTGTACACTTGTAAAGTGTAATAAACCTTGTTATGATTAGCAAAAAGATAAAACACTATGAAAACACGTATAATTCACACAAAAATATGGGAAGATGACTTTTTCACCAGTTTGGAAAAATCAGCACGCTATTTTTTCTTTTACATCATCACCAACCCGCGCATCAATCTTTGCGGAGTGTATGAACTGCCGGACAGGGTGATTGAATTTGAAACCGGGTTTAAGAAAAAGGAACTTCCAAAACTAAAAGAGGCGTTGGCGCCTAAAGTGTATTTTTGTGATAGTTGGGTTTACGTGGTCAATGCAAAAAGACTTGGTGGGTACAAAGGTGAGAAAAATGATATTGCTTGCGACCGAGAATTGCAAGAAGTACCGGAAAAGGTGAAAAGTGTATTGTTTAAGCTAAAAGCTGATAGGGTATGCAAGGGGTATGGCTACCCTAGCCATACCACTATAAATCAGAAATCAGAAATAAAAAATAAGAAACCAAAAGAGGAAAAAAACAATCCACAGTTTATCCACAAAAGTATTGAGTATTTGCGAAACATCCCGTAAGATGACATGAAGGAATTTACAACCGTTTTCAAAGTGAGCCAGCAGGGATTGATTGAAAAAGCAAAAACGCTCAATGACTATTGCGCATCAAACGGGAAGCGGTACAAGGATTACAAGGCATTTTTACGCAATGCTATACGCAAGGATTTTGGCGAGCGTACCCCGGAAGAAATTGAAAACCACAAGCGGGTGCAGGCTTCTTTGGCGAAGATACGCAGTGAGCAAAAGCCGCAAGTCCGGGTGGTGCGCGATAATGTAACCCCGGAGCAAGCAAAAGCCAATTTGAAAAAAATTGAGCAGATGAAAAAAAGCAGCGGGATTGGGAAATTTGTCCGCTAAACTAAATTGTAGTAAACTATAAGCAACTATGGCAAAGCAACCTAAAAAAGAAAAAGTCAAAGCAAGAGTATTGAAGCGCAGATTGCGCAACATGGTGCAATTGCAGCATTTTGACCCGGAAGATAGATTTATTGTACTGGTGCAGGTAAGCGAAAAGTACAAGTTTTGGATGACGTTTGAAAAGTTTGAAGAAATTTTTGATGATTTCAAAGCAATTGTGAAAGCTAAAAAAAGAGTTAAGCCCAAAAAAGATGGAAAATAAGCAGGAAAAAATTTATTACATCACAGAATTTGCGCAAAAGGTGGGTGTTTACAAAGATACCGTCCGAAACTACCAAAAGCGCGGATTGCTGCCAAACAGGCGCAACCCGGTGAATAACTACCGGGTATTTACTGATGCCGATATTGAAACCGTGCGTAACATTTTAAAAGGTAAAATCATAAATCATGGAAAACAAACTTGTGAAGCCAAAGCAGGGAATTTATAATGCCCAAGGAAAATTTATGCCTTCCGTGGCGATGGCTAAGGCGCCCAAGGATGAGAAATTGGAAGAAGGGGTTTTGGTGTTTAAAACGCCGATAATTAAATTTAAGCGCCCAAATAGGCAAATGGTGGTGTTTGATATTGAAAAGCAAATGGGCTTCCGACCCAAGAGAATTATGTTGAAGTTGTCAGACCACACAAACAATGGCATAATTTTAGGCATAATTGATGATGACCGGGAAAGTAAGCTGGCAAATGAAATGGACAAAAACGAGGATTTAAAAAAAGATGTAAAAAATAACAAATAAAATTATGCGAGTAAAAAGCATCACAATTTACAAACCAGACGGCAACAATAATTTTTATGCCGAAGGCGCCGCGCTGATGATGGAAGGAAAAGAACTTGTGCCAAGAGTAACAATTGATAAAATTCAATATAACCCGCTTTTTAAGGAAGTTTACGTGTGTTTTTCCAATGGTGAGCAAATTTGCTACCATGGCATGCCCGTGAGTTACGAGATACCCGGCGGGTTTTTTCGTGCATTAAAACAATTGTTTTTTGGTAAAAAAAGGCTAGATGAAGATAATCGGGAAAGTGAAGGTACGCCGCCCGCAGGAAGCGGGAACGCATAGAGGAACGCGCGGGGTGTACTGCTTGCAGTCCATCCGGTAATTACTGTTGATGACAACCTATGCACTTGCCTACGCCGGAGTTTGCAGCAATGCAAACACAATCACCCGGCTATGTGTACGGCTAACCTTTTTTCAAGCGATTTCCGTAAGGAATAGCGCGAAAGAAGGCAGCAGCGCGGTACAATGAAAGGCTACCGGGAGCAACACCCGGCACTTTCCCCAAATTTTAATTAAATATAAAACAAAAATATGGCACTACGTCAAACAGATGGAAAGTACATGACCCGTAACATGACCCTTGCAGCTTATTTGGAATTGAACGGCTACAATTGCGAAGTTTGCCCAATTCCGGGGCAGGAAAAAAGGGTTGAATTTTGGATTGAAATTGATGATGCGCTTGAAGCGCTAGTTGATAAGTTTTACCAACGACAAGGGGCAGTTGAGCCGCGGGAGTTTGGCTTTGTGTTAAAGTCAGTGAAAGACAAAATGTTTGAGGCAAGGCGATGATTACCATTGAGATTACCGGGCGGGTCATTTCCAAGAAAAACAGCCGCCGCCATTTCCGTAACCGGCGCACCGGGGGCAGAATTGTAATGCCAAGCGAGGCGTACATGGAATTTAAAGAAGATGCACTTGCACAGATTTGCGGATTTCCGGGGTTAAAACCGCCGTATGGCATAAATTACCGGTTTGAGATGAAGGGCAAGGGGGCAACAGACGTGGACAACATGATGGCTTCCATAAATGACATTTTGCAAGATGCTGGTATAATTGAAGATGACAAGCACGTGATTACGGGGGGTTTTGACAAAGTGCTTGAAAGCAAGGATTATAAAACTATTTTGCAAATATGGCACGTACAAGAGGAAAAAGCATAGATTATAACGCGGCATTTATTTTTTATTGCACGCCGGACGAGGAAGGAAGATTGCCGGGCTACCGAGAAGTGGCGCGGCATTTTAGTGTTGCACGACAAACAATTGAGCGCATGGGTGTTAAACATAAGTGGGCAGAAAGGCGGCAAAAGATGGGCAAAGAACAGATAGAGAAAGCACAAAAGACTGTACTTGAACAAATTGAAGAAGCAAACAAAAGGCACCTAGACAATTATATTGAGATGGAAAAACTGGCAATGAAGGACTTGAAAGACCAAGGAAACGTTTTTGATGGTAAAGGCTCAAAGATTAAAAAGCGAAAATACAGCCCTTGGGCTTTAAGTGAAACTTCCACCGTTGCCAAAAGAGCAATGAACGGTCAGCGCATTGTTTTAGGATTGCCAACCGAGGTGAGCAAAGCGGACGTAACCAGTACGCAGCGCACAATGACTTTGCCACCCGACCAAGTAGAAGAAATGGACAATTACCTAAAAAACAATGCAAATAAACATCCAAAACTTGATAAATGAGTTTGGCAGCGTAAGAGCAGCCGCCTACTTGCGACACCGTTTTTCACAGCCGGAACATTTTTTTGAGTACACCAGTATTTATTCCGAGTTGATGGAAAACCAAGTGCCGCCGATGCACGAAGAAATAGTGGGTGAGTACATGAAGGGTGGAAGGATTGCCGGAGCAGCGCCCCGCGGTGGTGCTAAATCAACCGTAACGGGGTTGGAATATGCCCCTTGGCTGGCGCTCAATGGAAAAAGGAAGTTTATTTTGTATATTTCAGATACTTTCACGCAGGCAAAATTGCACGTTGGAACCATCAAAGACCAGTTGGAAACCAACGAAAAAGTCAAGTTTATTTATCCCGGAGCCAAAGGCGACAAATGGGGTGAAGAAGGCATTGAAATTAACGATATTTACGGTGGGTCATGCTTCATCTTGCCACTTGGTGCCGGTATGAAGGTGCGAGGTTTGAGATACAAAGGACGCCGACCCGACCAAGCCATTATTGACGACTTGGAAAACCTTGAAATTGTGTATAGCCCGGACAGGCGCAAGAAGTTGCAACGCTGGTTTGATTTTGACCTTGAACCGGGACTTGACCGCTACCACAAGAACATCATTTTTTTGGGTACGTTTTTGCACTATCACGCCCTTTTAAAGCAGGTTGTTGAGAAAAAGGGGAAGTATGCCAGTTGGAAAACCTTTTGCTATAAAGCGCTGGACAAGAACGGCAAGAGTTTTTGGGAAAGCCGCTACCCTACCGAGTATTTAAAGGCTATCCGGGACGACCCCAGCCACCCGGATTATGTGGGCAGCATTGTGTTTGCGCAGGAATACCAAAACGAGCCGCAGGATGACCAAGACCGAATTATTAAGTTGGCATGGATAAAAGAATATAATTTTATTGAAAAATGGCGCAGTGTTGAAGCCGACACGGACGATTTGCGCAAAAAGAAATGGTTGGATAGTTTAGAGAGGGTGGGGGCTGCCGACCTTGCAATTTCAGAAAAGGAAAATGCCGACTTTTTCAGCCTATACGCTTTTGGATTTGAAAATGAGAGTGCCAACGAATACATGCTTGATTTGGTGCATGATAAAATCGGGGACATAAACGTGCAGGTCAAAGTGATTTGCGACTTTATCCAAAACTGGCGGCTTCAAGTATTTGGGATTGAAGCCAACGCCTACCAGTCCGGTATAGTGCCGCTTGTGCGCAAAGAATTGCAGCGTAGGCGCATAGTTTGCCAAATAATACCCATCAAGACCGACAAGGACAAGATACGCCGCGCACGCATCCATTCTAGCGCTTTTGAAGCAGGATTTATACATTTAAGGCGCGACCATCCAAAATATGATATAATAAAAACTGAATTAGAGGAGTTTCCACTTTCAGAACATGATGATGCCTTTGATAGCTTGATGTTGGCGCGTGAAACGCGCAACAAACCACGGGCAAAATCTTTTGCCAAAAAACCATCCGGCTTTTAAAACTACAATTACTTTTCAAAACTATGGTAAATTTAAACCCAAAAAGCAAAGACGAGCAGCGCGTACAGAATTACAAAAAATTTGAAAAACTTTTTAAAGGGGAACACCTTGACGCTTTCCGCATCCAGTCCCCACAATCAGATAGGCAATACCAAGCCTTGCGTTATGTTGCCACCAACTTTGCTGGCATGCTTTCCAAGCTATCAGCAGACATGCTTTTCATGGAGTTTCCGAAAATCAGCGTTGCCAACGAAAAGGCAAACAAATTTGTTGATGCCATGATTTTTGCCAACAAACTAAAAACGCAGTTTTATGAAAGCGCCCTTGAAAACAGCTACCGGGGTGATGCCACTTTTCGCATCCGCTCAAAAGACGACAACACCAAGCTGGTGATTGAAGATTTTAACCCGGAAGTGTATGAAGCGGAATATAACAAAAACAACGTCCGCAGTGAGCCAACGGCGCATATTCTCAAATGGAAAATGGAATTAACCGGCAAAAAAGACAGCAACGGCAAGCCGGTGCAAGCTATTTTCCGGGAAGTCCACCGCAAGGGCTTAATTGAAAATCAGCTTTGGGAAATTGACAGTACCGGCAATTTTGTTGCCGAGTTGGACGTCAAAGCCTATTTGAACATTGACCCAATTGTGGAAACCGGCATTGACGAATTTTTGATTGTGCATATTCCCAATTTTCATATAAACAGCGATTTTTACGGCATTTCGGACTACTACGACTTGATGAGTTTAATGTACGCCATCAATAACCGCATCACCAAAACCGACAACATTTTGGATAAGCACGGCGACCCTATTTTGGCAGTACCGCCGGGAGTGCTTGACGAGGAAGGAAAAGTGCGCAAAGAGAGTTTTGGAGTAATTGAGGTTGACACTTCCGAAGCTGGCGGAGCAAAGCCGGAGTATATTGTTTGGGACGCAAAACTGGAAAGCGCTTTTAAGCAGGTGGAAAACTTGGTGAACCATTTATTTTTGACTTCTGAAACTTCCCTTGCAGCTTTTGGGCTTGATAAAAACGGGCAAGCAGAAAGCGGAAGGGCTTTGAAATTTAAACTTTTAAGAACCATTGCCAAAAAGAAGCGCAAAGAGTTGTATTTTGATGATGGCATTAAACAATTGCTTTATGTGGCGCAGCTTTTCGCTAAGGCTCAAAAATTGGAGTGTGGCGGGGTAAAGATGACCGGAACCGCCGAAGTGCCGCAAATTGAGTGGCAGGATGGTGTGGTAAATGACGCCCTAGAGCAAATTGAATTGGAAGAAAAGAAACTGGACAATGATTTGACTACAACCAAGGACGCCATAAGCCGAATTGATGGCATAAGCGACAAGGAAGCCGAAGAAAAGGTGAAAGAGATTGACGAGGAAAACAAGAAAAAGGCACCGCAGTTTGATGTAAAACCGGCTTTTGGTGGTGGTGAACCGCAAAAAAATAATGAGAAATAACCATGGCAAAAAAAAGACCGGCGGGCGTTGTGCCTTCCGATGGAGCAGTACGAATTTTTAACGATATTTTGCGGGCTTCTTATGCCCGCATTTTTGCCACGTTTGAAGGTAACACACTTGCAACAAAAAAGCGCCGTGCCGCAGCTATGGCACAGATTGAGCAAATAGCCAAGGAAACCCACCTTGACCTTTCAGCTTGGGCAGATGTGGAAATTAAGGCGATGTATGAAAGCGGCATGTTTGATGCCATGAAAAATTTACACGAGCAGGGCAAATTGGTGCGCTTTGATAATGCTTTTACGAAATTTCACCGTGAGGCGATTGAAGCCTTGGCGGATGCTGGAATTAGCGACATTGCCAAGAGCATGCAAGGTTTAGTGGCTACCGGGCAGCAATTGATTTCTGATGCCGCCAAGAAGGCAGTTTTGGAGCAGGTGGCTACCGGGCAGGTTTTAGGGGAAACCCGGCGTGAGATACGCAAAAATGTTGTGAAAACATTGAAGCAGCGGGGAGTAAGCGCCCTTGTGGATAAAGGGGGGAAAACTTGGGAACTTTCAAAATATGGGGATATGCTGGCACGCACCAAGATGACCCAAGCCCACAATTCCGGGACAGTCAACAGGATGGTGCAAAGCGGCTATGATTTGGTGCAGGTTAGCGACCATTTCGGGGAATGTGAACTTTGCCGACCATGGGAAGGTGAGATTTTAAGCGCTACCGGAAGAAATAAGCAATACAAAAGTTTGGCTTATGCTGAAAGTAACGGGCTTTTCCATCCTAATTGCCGCCACGTCATTACACCGGTGCATGGTGATTATGCCGATGAAAGCATGATTTGGGATGCTAGACGCCAAAAGTATGTGCCGTATGCCGAACAAGCGAGCAGGAAACAGCTTGAAAAACTAGAGCAGCAAAAATTCAAGGATATTTTGAAGCAGCACGATGAAGTAAAGGCAAAATTGGGTATGCAGGGCGTAACCGACTTTAACAAAGCCATTGAGGTTGGCGACAAGCCAAAGGCAAGGGAAATTATCAACAGTTTGCCAAAAAGCAATGATGTGCGCCGCTCAATGGAAAGATTGGTGAGTTATGTTTGACCAGTCCCCTACCCTACCGATAGGGTATTGATATGCCATAAACACGGCAAAAAAGCCGATACCTAAGCGACAGGGGAGAGCAGGGGAGTGGTAAGATTTGCAAGGATTACTAAAGGTGTGTTATAATTTCAACAGTTAAAAATTTAATTTACGTTTCGTGGCACGACACGCCCCGATAACCAAACAAAACTATGGCAAAAGACAACAACAACCCCGATGGTGGGGAGGGAAAAAATAAAGGTGGTGGAGCCGATGACGGCAAAAACACCGAAAAGCCAACCTATAACGAGGATGGCACCGTAACCATCAACGGCAAAACGTTTATGCCCAAGGAAAGCTATGATGTGGTTGCTGAAAAGCAGCGCAAAAATAGCGCAGCGCTTGAAAAGA